GGTGGCACCACCGGCGCGACGCTGGCCTGCGGGCCGGGCGGCGGCACTACGACTGCTGGCGCTGCGCCGGGCGAGTAAGGCGCAACCACTGGCGCTTCCGGTTCCGCGATGCTGCCGGTTTTGCCCGCCTCGTAGGCCCGCGATCCCTGCTCCTCTTCCAGCGTCTTGTTGTAATAGCTGCGGTCCCCCCACGCCTCGCCGATCGCCTGCAATCCCTCGCCAAAGGTTTTGGGCATCCGGCCCTGACGTGCCATCATCATCGCGGCAATCTTCTTACGCTGCTGCAAATCCTCATAGGTCGGCGCAGCCCGGCCAGTCGGGTCGAAAATCGAGGTGAATGGATTGCTGAACATCACGCCGCCCTCAGGATGCTGCCCATGACCTTGCCGGTGTCGATATGCTTGACGCCGCCGATCTCCCGCACTGCGCCGGGATCGATGCGCTCGACGTCTTGCGCCATCGGGCCAACATGCCGCCGGCCGTCGCCCTCGCCCTTGCGATATTCGTATTCGTAGACTGGCAGCCGCTCGCGCTCGCCGTCCTCGGTAGCCGCGAACACGCTACCGATGCGGTCGATGTTCTTCTTGGCGCGGCGGTCGGATTTGATCATTCCCGCACCCAGCCCCAGCAAACCGCCCATCGTCGCGTTCCAGCTGCTGGTGGCGGTCTGGTAGTTCTGCTGTTGCTGCGCAAAATTTTGGTTAATCAGTCCACCGATGTCGGTCGTGGCGATCTGCGACGTCGGGGAGTTTAACCAATTGGGCTGCTGCACCTGTGAGCCGCTCATCAACGCCGCGATTTCGTTCAGCGGCTGGTTGCGCTGCTGGTACTGCTCCTGCATGTACTGGTTACGCGCGGCGTTTTGCGCATTAAAGCCGGACTGTTGCTGCGCCAATTGCTGTCCCGCGCCAGCATTGTAGAACCCTGCCGCCGAGGCGTTTTGCGCGTTTTGCTGCGCCTGCGCCTGGTTAGCGAAGCTGCCGCGGCCCATCGCTTGATCATATGCCTGCTGCTGCGCGCTGTTCTGAAAGCCAGCCCTTTGCGCGGCCATGTCCATCATGCGCTGCTGTTCGCTGCCGGCCTGGCCGATCGCGCCGAAGCGGGTGTCGGTGGCCTGTCGGTTGTAGTCGTCCATTGCCGACGTGTAGGCCTGCGAGCCGTAGCGGATGCCTTGGTCGGCCAGCCGCTGCTCGATGTTGCCGCGCTCTTTCGCCAGCTGCGGGTTGATCCGCGCCATTAGCGCGTCCTCGACGTTCTGGCGGTCTTGGCTGAAATCGCCTGCGCCGTAGCTGCGCGTGATATCGCCGGCGTCGCCAAACTCAGTCTGGATCTGACCGCCCGCGTCGTAGGAGGTTTTCGCCTGCGGCGCGCCCAGGATACCGCTGGCACTGCCGGCGGTCGGCGCGCCCGCGTTCGGATTGAACGGCGTGCTAAGCAGGCTACCGACCCGCGCTGACTGCTGCTGGCCCATGTTTGCCAGGTTCTGCTTGGTCTGTAGCCCGGTGTTATACAACCCGAGTTCGCCGGTGGCCGCGCGTCCCTCGCGCTGTCCAAACTGTTGGTAGTGGGTGTAAGGATCCATCCCGGACGCCGCGACGTCTGGATTTTGTCGTTGATACTCTGTCGGATCGAACCCATACGTCTGCGTCGAGGTAAAGCGCGGGATGTTGTAGGTCTGCCCGGTCGACGGATCGTTCCAGCTATAGCTGCCAGTGACGTCGTAGCTAGTTGAACCCTGCGGCGTGCGCTGGTTAACGTTGTTAAGGAACGCGTTGGCGACCCCGGTCGCGACGTTGGTGCCAGTCTGGGCTGCCGCGGTTTGATACGGGTTGGGCGGTGTTGGCGCGTCAGGCTTGGACATGGCCTACATCCCTTGCGGCGGCATCTGTTGCGGCATGCCCTGCGGCTGCTGCGGCGGCTGTCCCATGCCCATCTGCGCGCCCGGTGGTGGGCCGGGCGGCATTGCGCCAGCTGACCCCGGTGATGGCATCCCCGGCTGTGGCTGCATCGGCGGCACACCCGGCGACAGCGGCAATGGAGCCGGCCCCGGCTGCTGCGGCGGCGGTGCGCCTTGCGGCGGTGCGCCCGGAGGCGGCATCTGCGGCATCTGCATCTGCGGGATCTGCGGAGCCATCGATTGCGGCGGCGGCTGCGAGATGTTCATCAGCGTTTGCGCGATCCGGTCGCGCTGGCCGGATGCGCCTTGTGGCGGGCCTTGGGGAGGGGGTCCGTACGGCATCAGGCGGCGTCCTTCAGTTCGGGTTTACGCTTGCGATTGGCGTTGTACTTGCTGGCTTCCCAATCCTCGACGGTCAGTGTCCCGACCACGCCGTCCCGATCGCGGCCGCCGAGGCGCTTGATGTGATGCAGCGAGAACCCGACCGCGGCCATGATCCGCAGCACGATCTCGTTGTCGGCCATCGTGGTCTTGATCACCATCTGGCAGCCGCACTGGTAGAACGGGTAGTCGTACATGATCTGGATGGTGCGCCTCGACAGCCAGTTGGTGCCGGGCAGCGCCGCGCCTGAGATCTCGATGGTCCCGACCTCGGGGCACCAGTTGCGATAGACCAGCCCGCCCAGCAGGCCGGTTTCATCGACCACGCCGATGGCGCGGCACTTGCCGAAGCCGCGTTCCCGGCACTCGGGGATCAGCTGCGCCACGAACGCCGCCACCACCTCGTCATGACCGAACACGTAGTCGAGCATTAATCAGATCCTAATTGTTGAACGAGTTGCCCCAGCCTAGCGGCAATGCGCCTTGCGGATTGTCGACGCTGTAAGGGCTGAGGAAGCCTGGCGGCATCTGCGCGCCGGGCGCGTACTGGCTCGGCGTGCCGGCGTTCGGGAAGCCCATGCCGAAACGACCTTGGAACGCGCCGCCACCCATCGCGGGGTTGGCGAACAGGTTCTGCATGCCGGGGTTGTAGCCGAGGTTCGGCATCGGGCTTTGCGGGGTGAAACCGATATCGCCGGGCAGGGACGCGCCTCTATACGGTATCCCGTAGTTGCTCTGATCGCCTGCATAGCTGCCGGGATTGTAGGCGGTAGGATTACCCATCGGGCCGAGGATCATTCCCGCGTATGGGTTTTGTCCGCCGGCTCGCATGCGGTTCATGCTTGCACTGCCACCTGGGATCGCACCGCCGGCCATAGAACCTGGCTGGAAATTAAACGCGCTGCCATAGGGGCCAACTTGGCCGCTACTCGGTGCACTGGAAACAAATGCGTATGGGTCGGGTGCGGGTGACGGTGACCACGCCGGTTGAGGCTGGGCGGGAGCGCGGGCGGCGTCACTGCCGATACCACCGCCCCGCATCAGGTTCATGCTTCTGCTGCCGCCGGGGATCGCGCCGCCGCCGACAGGCGTGAGCGGATCAGCATTGGCCGCGCCGTAGCCGCCAAAACCACCGGTCGCCCTGCCATAGGCCGCACCTAGACCGGCGTAATAAGCCGGCTGCGCACCAAACCCGCCGGCGCCGTAGATGTTGTTTGCCGTCGCCTGCGCCGCGCCAGGCGAGTAGTTGCCCCACATCCCAGCATTAATCTGCGCCGCGCTCATTGCCGGCTGCTGGTTGGGGATGCCGCCGAAATAGCCGCCGCCGCCGAAGCCCATATTGGGAATGCCAGATACGTCTACCATTGCACTCTCCTAGACGTTGACGCCGGCGCGCTCGTAGGTCGCGGCGATGCTGATCAAATCCACTTCCGGCTTGGCGTTCTGCGCCACCGTCACCTGAATGACCGGCGCATGAGAAAATCCCGTCAGCCCGATCGACACCCAGCCGGTATTGCGCACCACCAGCGGCGGCGGCGTGCCGGCGTCCCAAATCGCGGTGTCCCACAGGCCTTGGTCCCAGAGATCGAGCAAGCCGGGATCCGGCCCGACACTGGGCGGCGGCGGCAGGGTCACGACATAGTCCGTCGTCGCCGACAGCTGCGGCACGAACGGCTCGCCAGCGCGCGCCGTGAACGATGCCCGCGCCTGCCGCCACGTGATGGTTTGCGACGGTGACTGAAACGTTTCCCAGCCGCCAACCAAGGTCGCGACATAGGGCAGGCCGTCATCGTAGCCGGTGCGGTCAGCCTGCATGATGACGCCCTTCTGGGTGCCGAAGAAGCAGTCGCCACGCATGCGGATCCAGCACGTCGCATCCCAGCCGGTGAAGCGCGCCCACGCCCCGGTCGCGTTGTTGACCGCGAGGCAACGCTCCTTGCCGGGCAGGCTGCCAGGCACCGCCACCATGATCGCGCCGTACTCGTCCCACTTCTTCATGGTCCAAGGCCATTCGCGCTTCTCGAGCACTTCAGCGCGCCACATGATCTTGATCGAGCGGGTGATGGCGGCGAGTTCGAGTTCGGCGCGGGTCTTGGTGATCGCCGCCGAGGTCGGTACGATGCCGTCAACCGTCATGATAAGAAGGTCGCCGCCGATTGCGGCGTGCGCATTCATGCCCATCGGCGGGCTGATCTCGTAACGGCCTTCCTGCCGCCATGCCGCGGCATTGCTGGGATCGCTGCCGGTGAAAATCAGCAGCTCGCCGAGGTCGGTGGCGAACACCAGTTTGTCGTCAATGCCGTCGCCGGCGTCGATCGACCAACTCGCGCAAAACAACAGTCGGCCGCCCTTGGTAGTCGAGCCTGACAGCGGGATCATCGACAACGCGCCACCGACGGCGTTGAGCGGCAGATACCACGCATTCATCGAGTTCAGTTCGATGAAGAAGTAGCGGTTGCGGTACTTGCAGACGTAACTGAGGTTTCCGCCATTCTCGACCCGTGAACCGGGCGGGCCGGTGATCCAGTTGTTGCCGTCGGGTGCTGTATCCAGTACCCAGCGGCTGGGGTTGGCGGTGCGATCGGCCGCGAAGGTGCCGGTGCCGGGACTGGTATGCGCAGCGTTGCATTTCCAACGCGAATTGTCGGCGCTGTCGAGCGCCTTCTGACCGACTGCGTAAGGCGTGCTGACGCTCCACGGCGCGGGGGTCGTCGTCAGCAGGGAAGCCCATGTCGTGCCGTTGTAGCGCAGCAGCGGATCGCCGGCGTCATTGGCTACCAGCATGAAGTCGCCACCCTGGTTGGCGAATTGCGAGGCGACGTAATTGCCCGACGTCCGCCCACTGGCGACCAGTGCCGGGATGCTGGTGGTGACGTCGTAGATCTTGTTGACATTGGCGGCGAACATCTTGTGATTAACGCCGCTGGCGTATTCGAAGGCGGAAATCACCGGCGTCGTCTCGGGCAATTCGGCCCAGCGGTTGCAGCCGCCGCGCAAGCTGACGCCTTTCATGGTCGGCTTCCAGTTGTCGCAGATGACAGCCGCGCCAGGCTGCATGAAGCTCTCGTTTTCGTTCTGGACGATGCCGCGGGTTGGCGCTGGAAACGTGATGGTTTGCAGCTGCTGCGCCGCCTGTGGCGGTACCGGCTGCCTGCGGAAAAACTGGTGCTGGCTCATGACCAATACCCAGTTGGTGCATCAAACGGATAAGCATAGCGTTCACTGGATGACCTTGGCCGCCGGCCGATAATGATCGGCCCCGGACTGTCATGGCCCATCGCGTAGGTCAGCGCGTCGCCATAGGTGCCCATGTCCTCGGCGTAAGGCGAACCCTTCTGTGCCTTCCACTGCCAGATCATGCCCAGCTTGAGCACGCGCTCATCCAGCACGTAGCCGTCACCGTCGGCAAGAAAGCTGTCGCCGAGGCCGGCACTCGCCAGACGAATGCAATTCTTGTGGAGATAGGCAAAGTAAGCGGTCTGGTCGACGTCCAGCGCGGGAAAAATATGCAACTGACCACCCAGCATGGTCCATTCGCCCCATGCGTTGTCGCTAGCGGCATCATCGGCGCGGCGGTTCAGCCATTCGTCAGTATCAGGAACAAAGCGCATCGGAGATTGCGTCGAGGTCGAGCGCCAGACATTCGAGGTCAGCAGCATCCGCTTGTAGTCAGCCGGCAGATCCCATGCCGTAGTGATGCCGTCGCCAATGATCGTGTTGGTCTTCTTCAGCGCGGTCCAGTCGCGGTTATCGTAGGCAATACGCTGCGCCATTTCGTTGGCGAGCGACAGCATCTCCTGCATGGTCCTGTTGCCGGTGATGTTGGAAAACACGCTGACCGGGATTGTGACCCCGACCGCCGCGCAGACATCCTTCACCACCGACAACAGGCTCATCGTCATGCCGCCTTCGTGGTCGAGTTACCGGCGGCGTCACGCGCCAGCCGGACTAGGGTCTTGCGGGTCATACTGCCAAGCGGGGCCTGGCCGGTGTTGGTGGTGACGAACTCGCGCAGTTCATCGAGGTTCATGCCGTCGAAGCGGTCCTCGCGCGTCGGGGTGTAATCGGTCGTCCCGCGATCCTTGATGGCGCGGATATCTTCTTCCAGCAGTGCGTTCTTGGCGCGCAGCGCCTCCAGTTCAGACAGCATCTGGGTGTTCGGCGCGCCACTGCGTGCCTCTTCCAGGTATTCCATCGCCTTGTTCTTGAGGTCGCGACCGTGCATGCCGAGGTTTTTCAACTCCAGCCCGTCGATCGCGGCCAGCGCCTCGATGGTGTAGATGTTCTGCGCCCGCAGTTCGGCGCGACGCGCTTCGGTCAGGAAGCGCCCGTAATCCAGCGGCGTGCCCGACTTAGTCTGCACCGCTTCAGCCTTGAACTGCTGGTATTGCCGCCGGAAGCGTTCGGCGTAAGTCAGCGGCTGCTGGCTGCCATCGGGTGCCGTGATCCAGTGCGAGAAGCCGGTGGCGGGATAGACGCCGACATTCTTGGAGCCGGGGTAGCGTAGCTCGACCACTTCGAGGTCATCGAACACCGGGCGGTTCTGTTGGATGCTTTCGGTTTCGTTCTTGCGCGCCATCATCTTGAACAATGCGACGACCGAAGCATCTGGGTCTTGCTGGATAGCCATAGGCGGGATTTCCTTCCGTTGATGATGGGTCCGGAGCCGCCACCCGCGAAGCGCTCGGAAGGCGTCAGATCCTCGCGAGCAGCAGCTCCGGTTCCTGTGGGATGGTTGGAGGCCGGTCCCGCAGAAGTTGTTTGCAACCTTAAGCAGCCGGGTTGCTGTCGTAGAAGCGCCAGTTGAAGAACGGGTTGACCATTGTCAGTTCACCCATCCAGCCAATGAATTGCGCCACAGCGTCCTTATCGATCGGCATCATGCCGTCGCCTTCAAACAGGGTGTCGAAATTCCGGTTCGGGTGGTAACGCAACCGGAGGCTGTCGGTGTCGATGCCGAACGTCGTGTTCGCCGGCATGTTGGAGCCGATGCCACCATCCATCACGATCTCGGCGCGCTTGCCGCCGCCGATGTACTCCAGCGAACTGAAGCCCAGTTTGCCCATCGAGGTCTCATTGGTGATGCGCTGGATCGCCACCGTGGCGGCGTCGTAGGCCGCGTAATGTTCGGGCGACATGATCAGCAAATCCGCATAGTCCTTGCCGCGGCTCTGCTTGGTCATGATCAGATTGAGCATCGGGCGGATGGTGGTCGAGTTAACTTGCGTACCAATCGACGTGAACGGCGCGGCGTTGGCGTCGTAAGTCGCCGTCCGCCACACCGCGTTCGCTGCCGGTGCGCGATCGATGCCGCCATAAACGCCGGTGTTGTTGATGATCGGGATCGCAGTCGCCAGCCCGGTGAGCTGCTTGCCGCCGTTCAGTGAGCCGTCGCCATACAGCGCGGCGTCCATGATGTCTTCCAGTGAACGCTCGGCAGCGTCGATGTAGCTGTCGTAGACATCCATCAGCTGGCCTTCACCCTCGTTGTTGAGGATTTCCTGCATGCTGAGAATGACGGGAACGACAACCATCTTCGGCTCGAAGTAGGCGTCGTTGAACAGATCGATCGCCGGGTTGAGCAACTGGTCGTAGCCGCTGTACCACTGGCCGATCTGCTTCGCGACTTGCAGCGTCTGGCGAATGCGCGGACCATGATAGGTCTGCCAGAGGCCTTTGCGCTTCATCACTGCGAGCAGCGCGTTGTTGTTGCTCA